TCGAGTAGCACCAGCAAATACCCTACCACCGACCAAGTTGACCGGCTTCAACCCGTAAGGGGCTGATACAGTTGGATAAGCCATTAGAGACTCCTCAAATTAAAGTTTAAGTTCCTTTACCAAAAGTGACCTTTGTCTTCCGCTCGTTGAATAGCGGCATACGTGGGTCGTTCTCTCGCATGAGGTTATTATCCACTGAATGAATTTGAGCATCATTTTGTTGTTCATAATGCGCGTTTCGTTCTTGTGGTAATTCTGAAGGAGCTTTGCACAACATCAAACCACCAATCACAACGTTATCTTTAAATCGCTCGTTTTCCACGGTGACCATTGTAATTTCTGGGTGATCTTCTGCTCTGACAGGCTCCCAACCTTCACGGAGTTTAGAAGAAACGTTCATGGCATCAACTTGTCCTTGAGTGCTTACACGTACCCATTTAAAGTCGTATCCGTCTTCAGGTGTTGGCGAAGGCAAAACTTCTGGCCTCTTCCAAGCCTGTTTACGGGTCGTCTTTGCGCGAGTGGTTTGCTCTCTATCTAATCTATTTTGAGCCATTATTGTTTCCTCATGTCTATAGCAACCTGTTTGGCGTATTGTTCTGGTGTAAGACCTAACCGTTTAGCGACGGCGACTTGTGTTTGCGTTAACCTAATCTTCTTAGGGGCTGTGCTCCGCGTTGCGGGTGCAACCACATTTGCCTTTCGCTTGGGCTTTTCGGCCTCTATTTCACCAACATCCTCGAATTGATCGGGGAATACTTGTCGCATACGAGAATCAATTCTCTCGTAGTATTCTTCAGTTTGAGGGTTGATACCCTCTTTGACAAGTTTATTATGCAACCCCAGCGCAAAACTTGTCATTTCATCGTCTTGTCCGAACCACGTATTGGACGCTGCCCAATCGTTAGCCCGTTCATCAACAATAGGTGCTGGGGCGGATTGTTCTTCTATTTGTTGCGTTTGTACCTCAGTTTCCTCTGATTGTAAAGGTTCGGTACGTAAGTTATCTAAACGGTCAGCCTTTATCTTGGCGTTAGTTAGTTTCTCTTGCGCCTCTACCAACTTATCAGCGTCACCTGCTTCATACGCCTGTTTGTAAGCACGTTTGGCAAGAATCATCTCACCAGCAGCGGTACGTTTAGCTTGTTCTAGTAAGGCTTCCTGATTCTGACTGACAGTACCTTTAAGTCTTTTATTCTCGTCAACAAGCTGTTGAGCCACTCGTTCCAACTCTTGGCGTTCACGTAACGCTGCTTCTTTAGCCCTACGTTCATCGTGATAACCTTTACTAAAGTGGCGGATTCGGTTTTGTACTTTATCAGAGTATTCCGCAAGCTCCTCATCAGTAACTTCCGCTGGTGGTTCCGCAGGTTTGCGGTTTCGGTCAGCTTTTGGTGTGTCATCAACAACTTCGACTTCGAGATCATCTTCTACCGCTTCCTCAACTACGGGTTCAGGTTCTGATTCAGGTTCAATCTGTGGTTTACCCGACAAATCTATTTCGGTAGCACTTGAATCTTCGATTTCAATATCCGTGCTAGTTTCTTCGTCTTCGTGAGGGAAACTAAATTCTACTTTTTGAAATGGCATGGTTACCTCCTATGCGCGTGTGATACCACGGGGGTCGGCCACAATAGCCTCAATAGAGTCATCGTTCATCAAACGATACTCAACCCCACCAACTTTAAACCGAGTGCCCGTATTCATACGGAACATTACATAATCCCCCGGCTTACACCACGGGCCTGACGGAAACCGATCTTCGTCAGAATAGGCTTGATCGCCCATATCCAACACCAGTCCGATTATCGACATAATGTGTTCTTGGCTTATTGTGTTTGAAGATTTAAGCAGCCCGGTATCCCCGAACGTCTCTTCAACTTGTGGTAACGCAACCAAGACCCTGTAACCTACGGGTTTGGGTAACTGCGCCTCTATCTCTTCCTGCGTCAGCATGTCTTCAGGGGCCAACGTTTCTATTGCTTCACTCATCGTATTCTTCCATATTGCGCGAGAGGTCTTCTACATATCGGATACAGGTTTCGAGACCCCGAACCATACCTGTAACTTCCTTGTACTGGGCAAAGTCTTTCGCTCCCCCATTACCAAGAAACTGTAGTGCAGAGGATTTATCTTCCTCGAATTTATCTTTAAGCACGTCTAAGACGGTTTTAGCCATTACTGACCCTTATTCTGTTGTTCGATGAGCCGAAGCAAATCTAGACTGAGTTTATCTTGCGATTCAGTGGTCGATTTAGCGAGCTTCAGTCCTTCTTTTTGAGCTTCCAGTTCTAGTTCTTTCTCATCCAACCCTAGCTTTTTAGTGTCGATAGCGGAATCAAGTGCATCTTTTTGCGATATGCGTTCTTGTTCAGCCATGCGGAGTTGGATTTCTGCCGCATCTTTCTGAGCTTTACGCTGCACTTCTTGCTCTTTGATCGCCACTTCACGCTGCTGTAGCTGGAATATGGGGTCTTGAGCTTGTTGCTGTGCTTGCGCTTGCGCCTGTTTCTGTTGGTTTGCCTGACTGAGTTGTGTACCTGCCTTCGCCATAAGCTGTGCAAGGGTTACTTCAATCTCTTCAGGCAACTCTTCGTTGGGTGGTGGTAAGTCTGCACCCAGTTGTTCTTCTATCTGCGCCCGATACTGGAACCCTAAGTGCTGCGCCAAGTGTGCTTGCAGAGCGGCCATAATAGCCTGACCCTGCGGGTTTTGACCGATCATCTGGGCTACCATAGGGTCTTGCATAAACGACTGGTGGGTCGCTATGTGCGCTTGGTGATCTTGCTGTATAAACGCTTTGAGTGGTTTTCCAACCAACGCATCCATGTTTTCACTGACTGGATCAGTCGGTTTAAGATCGTCTTGAGTCGGGACAAGTTTATCTGCATTCTTAACTCCTAGTACCTCGATCATCTGCCTATGTAGCTGTGGCAGGTCGTAGATCTGTGGGGCGCTCTGCGCCATCTGCAATACCGCTTGATACTGCACAACTCGCTGGGCCATCGTTGACGAGTTAGGATCACTGACGGGGATCACGTCCACCATCATGTAGTCCGCTACCCTCGCACTGACCTCACCCCGCATGGGGATATAGTCGTACTCAGTGGGCGCATACTCTGCCATTAACGCTTTGAGCATCTTGAACTCTTGCTTCATCGCGTAGTGGACACGGGCCTGTACCGCAGCCATAGGCTTGAGCGTACGTTCCAACAGTGCCAGCGTCGTTCCTACCGGAGCGTTAGCTGACATGTCAGAGATGTTCATATCACTGATCGCCCCTAACCGACGACCTTCAGTGGTGATCTGGTTAAGTAGCGCAAGTAGAGTCTGGCTTGGCTCCTTGTACGGAAGTGGCATAATGTTGTCACGAATACTTCCAGACGGTACATCCACGTCCTTCCATTCACCCGGTTCGATAGGCGAGTCATCGCCCTTGATCCTCAAACCACGGGATTTCAACCCTCCGGGTAAGTTAGACAGCGTACCGGCATCAACCAACTGACGGATAAGTGAAGTACCTGCACGAGCGTATCCACCGATGATGTGGATCAAACCAAGACCGTAGAACCCAAACCCCGGCACGTATACATAGTGCACAAAGTGCTGACGCTTCAACATCAACGGGTCTTCTTCGTTCCAGTTACGTCGAATCGCTAGGACGTTACCCGTCCCTCTTTCAATCGTAACGACGTAAGGCTTCGCAATCTCGTCATCATCTTCGTCAATACCGTCAATAATGAGATCCGCGTGTATCTCATAAACTGCATATCGGTCATCATCAGTGAGTGAATATCCACCTTCTTCCGCTTTCCTCTTCTCAATATCGGTATGGAACGGCTGTGGATCACCGAGGTCTACCTCACGGTAGAACCCCATCGCTTGTAACTTCTTCAACTCGTTCTTAGTCTTCCGCATGACGTGCGTAACACGTTCAGCAGTCTCAATATGGGAGGCACCGTAGGGTACAATCACGTCCTCCGCAGGGATGTATATAGCTACCTGACGCCCTAAACTCGGGTCGTAATACACCTTTTTGAACGCCGAACCCGCTAGTCCTAGGCTGTATAAGAGGCGTTCGTGCTCTGGTCGATACTCTACCATCCGCTCGGTCAGCTCGTAATTCATATCCGCTTTTACCCTATCAGCGGCTTCGGCTTTGTCTGCGGTCTCTTCGCCTAATATCTTTACACGAACAGGGCCAGCGGCTGGGAAAGTCTCACTCATCGTCTCCGCTTGGAAACGTATGGCAGCTTCGGCAAGTATCGTAGAGTAAACCCCGCAAGCACCGTCCCACGGATCTGTACGCTCTTCGTACTTGAACCCTAATACGTCCAGTCCTTTGACAAACGTATCAGCCCAATCCTTACGGCTATCGGTATCAGCATCGATAAGCCCAATCAAATCTTGTGCGAGTCCTTGCAACTCGCTATCGTCTAGTGCTTCTGCAAGGTTAGCATCGAACGACATTAAGTCTGCTTCATCAGCATCCGGTATTAACGTGATTTCCATACTACCATCTGATAACGTAACGCTTTCAGGATCGACAATCTCGATCTCTAATGCACCACCTTCGAGTGCATCATCCATAACCTCGCCTTCAAGCAGATCGTCCATACCCTCTGGTGCTGCATACAAACCTTTTTCAATAGCCATAATTTATACTCTTAGTAGTACCCGCCGCGTCGTTGTTTGAAGTAACGAATCTCGTCGGGTTCGTCAGTTGGTAAGCGTATGAATCCACCTTGCCTAAAACGCATCAGTGCCATAACAGTCGA